TAGGAGATATTCTCCAATTGATGTGCGCGTTCCTCGTATTGAGTTTGTCAGCATTTGGGATTTTTTCCCTGATCCAAACGCTACAAACATAAACGAAGCAGAATATGTTTTTCATAGGCATCGCATGAACCGTACTAAAATACGGTCTCTAGCTAAGATGCCTTACTTTAATAAAGATGCTATTCGTCAGGCTTTGTCTTTAGGGCCTAACTACGAAGAAAAAGACTACGAACAAGAACTAAAAGATGATAACCGCACTGAAGAAACAGGTGCGGGTCAGTTCGAAGTTCTAGAGTATTGGGGAGTAATCGATGCTGAATATGCTCGCCAAGTTGGTATGGATATACCAGATGAAGTAGATGACCTAGATGAAGTACAAGTTAATGCTTGGATCTGCAATGGTCAAATGTTAAGAGCAGTAGTCAATCCCTTCACGCCTTTCAGGTTGCCTTATCATGCCTTTCCATACGAGAGAAACCCCTACAGCTTCTTTGGCATTGGGGTTGCTGAAAACATGGACGATTCTCAGAAGATCATGAATGGTCATGCTCGTATGGCAATAGACAACCTAGCGTTATCAGGGTCTTTAGTCTTTGATGTAGACGAAACTGCGCTTGTGGGTGGTCAAAGCATGGAGATTTATCCGGGTAAAGTGTTCCGAAGACAGGCAGGAATGCCCGGACAAGCAATTAATGGCTTAAAGTTTCCTAATACCTCACAAGAAAACATGATGATGTTTGATAAATTCAGACAGCTTGCAGACGAACAAACAGGTATTCCAAGCTATTCACATGGTCAAACAGGCGTCCAAAGCATGACGCGAACCGCTTCAGGTATGTCCATGCTACTTGGCGCAGCATCCCTTAATATTAAAACTGTCATTAAAAACCTTGATGATTTCTTGTTAAAGCCTATGGGTGAGGCTTATTTCCAGTGGAATATGCAGTTTTTAGAATCTAAATTAGATGTAAAAGGCGATTTAGAAGTAAAAGCAACAGGTACTAATAGCTTAATGCAGAAAGAAGTACGTAGTCAACGGCTTACTATGTTCCTACAAACTGCTCAAAATCCTGCTATTGCACCATTTATTAAGATGAATAAGCTGATTAGTGAGCTTGCGTACAGTCTTGATCTTGATCCAGATGAATTAATCAACGATCCAGAAGAAGCTGCACTGATGGCTCAAATTATAGGAATGCAAAATAATGTTGGACAAGCAACTAGCCCGGAAGCTGGCCCCAGTGGTGAACAACCCGGAGGTATGGGAGCCCCTGAAGGAGTACCTCCTCAAGGCCAAGACCTTGGAGCTACAGGTACTGGCGGTGGCAACATCGGAACTGGAGCTGTTCCGCAGTCAGGGGAGGCTGAGTTCTCTGGTTAAGTTAGAGAGCCTCAAAGACAGCGTTAAAGAAGCAATGGAGAGAAAAGATGGGTAAAAATACAGAAGAAAAGTCAGCTGGCGTTGCGGAAATTAGCAGTCTTCTTGACAAGCTAAGTAAAGAAGAAAAAGAAAAAGTATCTGAAGCTCTTAAAGAAAGAATGGAAGCCGAAAAAGAAACCAGTGAAGAAGCTGGTCTGTTTGATAAAGAAGAGAACAAACAGCGAATGGCTCGTAATGAAGGCGGCTCAATGCTTATGCCACCTGAAATGGGTATGGAAGAAGAAATGCCTGTTGATACTTATACGCCTGAAGAGCAGGCTATGGCAGAAGAGTCACAACTTCCAGATGTTCAAATGGAAGATGACTATATGGGCTATGTACTAGGGGAATCTCTAGACGATGGCGAACAAGATTATTTAATGGGAGCTTTGGAATCAGATCCAAGGCTCAGTGAGATTTTTGATAAGGTCGTAATGACTGCATCAGAATTTTCGGGAGCTGGAAAAGTTGAAGGCCCCGGAGACGGTGTATCAGATTCTATACCTGCGCGTTTAAGCGATGGAGAGTTTGTAATCACTGAAAAAGCTACTGACCAAATCGGAGCAGACAACCTTCAGTTAATGATGGACGATGCAGAACGAATGGCAGATGGCGGATTAGCGCGACAAACATTACAAATAGGTGGTTTACTCAGTAATCCGATGCAAAAAGATCTGGATCCTACTGAGTATGATGTGTCTTACACAGACAAAACTGATGAAGAAATCAATAAGTCTATGTTAGGTGCTAACCGAATGCCTAGTTTAAAAGAAAATCGCTTATATTAATAGTACGGCTACCTTGTAGTATCAAGCCCCAAATTTTTTAAAGACGTTTAAAATTGGCTACCTTGCAAGAAACAAGCCCCGTAGAAAAGGAAAACAACATGTCCGAACAACTTTTACAGGAAGAGGAAGCAACATCAAATCCTTATAATATGAAGAAAGCTTGGCATACGCCAGATGGCCCACGACAGGCTAAAGCAGATACTTTATTTTATGAAGATGATGCCCCTCAAAAGCAGGCTACCCGCAAAAAACAAGCGGCCCCTGCCGAAGAAGAATCAGTAGAAGGTTCTAACTATAAAAAAAGATACGATGATTTAAAGAAGCACTATGATCAGAAGCTCAACGAGTTTAAACGAAAAGAGCAAGAATTGCTGGAGCAGGCTAGAACAGCTGAACCTCAGTACCAAGCTCCTAAATCTCAAGAGGATTTAGAAAAGTTTAGAGAAGAGTATCCTGATCTTTATGATACGGTAGAAACTGTAGCACACATGCGAAGTCAGCAAGAAGTAGAAGCACTGCGATCTAAACTTTCTGTTATCGAACAGAGAGAAGCTCAAATTGCTCAACGAGAAGCTGAGACAGCGTTGAAAGATCGACATCCAGACTTTGATGAAATCAGAGGGGACGATGGTTTTCACGAGTGGGCGCAGGAACAACCGGATCAAATTCAAGATTGGATTTATAACAATCCTGATAATGTAACTTTAGCCGTCAAAGCTCTAGATTTATATAAGTTAGAAACAGGTAAAGGACAAAACAATAGAAGTTCAAATCGTGGCCGACCTAAGAAAAAACAGGAAGGCTCTGCAGCTGACATGGTATCTACAAAAACAACTAACTTAGATCCCCAGCAAGGTAGGATTTGGACTGAATCAGAAATCGGCAAGATGTCCTTAGATCAGTTTGATAAATATGAAGAAGATATTCGTGAAGCTATGATTGAAGGGCGTGTTGTACGAGGCTAACTTTTCTACTTAGGAGATAACAAATGGCTTTAAACACATCCGATCAGGGGTTTGAATTTGCGACAACCCCAACTAACTTTAACGGCTCTACTAACTGGTTGCCCCAGTTATATTCCAAACAGGTACTCAACTTTTTCCGTAAGGCTTCTGTAATTGAAGCTATTACCAATACGGATTATGCAGGCGAGATTTCTGGCTTTGGTGACACCGTTAAAATCATTAAAGAACCTGTAATCACTGTTGATCAGTACGAGCGTGGACAAGACGCTGCTAAAACTAATCTGACAGACACTGAAATTACAATGGTCGTAGACATTGCTAACGCTTTCAAATTCATCGTTGATGATATTGAAACGCAAATGTCTCACATTAATTTCCGTGACGTTGCAACTTCATCTGCTGCTTACGCTTTGCGTGATGCTTTTGATGTAGGTGTACTTGCTAAGATGTTTGCTGGCGTGTCTAGCACAGGCCCTGACCATGTAATTGGTGCAGATGCTGCTGCTGGTACTGCTGGTGTAGCAGAAACCACTGCTTCTGTTGACCTGCTTGGTTCAGATGCAACTGGCGTAGACGCTATCGATCTTATGGCACGAATGGCGCGTCTTCTTGACGAGCAAAACATTCCTGAAGAAGGTCGTTGGTTTGTAGCGCCTCCTTCTTTCTACGAAGAACTCTCACAGTCAGGCTCTAAGCTGTTGTCTGTAGACTTCAACGCAGGCCAAGGTTCAATCCGAAACGGTTTGGTATCTTCTGGTCAGCTCCGTGGATTCAGCATGTACAAGTCTAACAACATTGGTGCCGCCACTACGGCTACTGGTAAAGTTATGGCTGGTCACATGTCCTCTACGGCTACGGCTCAGACGATTACTACGACCGAAGTTATTCGTGATCCTTCAAGCTTTGGCGACATTGTACGTGGTCTTCACGTATACGGCGCTAAAGTATTGCGACCTGATGCTTTGGTATCAGCTTTTTACACGATTGACTAATAAAGTTTGGGGGATGAAATACTCCCCCATTTCTTTTTAAAGGAGTTACAATGCCTCAAATAGGAAGTGATAATAAATCAGTTGTTCTTAAAAGCGGGGTAAAAAATAAAAAAAGAATCTTAGGTATAACTGGAAGCTTTTATACTGGGGAAAGTAAATCTAATTACGATTCTAACTACGATAAGATTTTTAAAAATAAAGTTTCGGAGAATAAAAAATAAATTAGGAATAGCTAGAGAAACTTCTAAAACTTTTAGCATGGAGCAAGAATAATATGCCTACAAAATATAAACAAAAAGGGAAACCCAAAGATTTTACAGGCGGTGATTTTTATAAAAAAAGTCGTTCTAAAAAAATGATGGGCGGCTCTAGCATGGCAGAAACTATGCAAAGCCAGATGAACAAGAAAATAGCTGAACCCCGTGGTGGTTATGCTCATGGTGGAAAGGCTAAGGGCGGTAAAGCTGATATTGCTGCTATGGAAAAAGCTTGTAGCACAATGGCTGGTAAAAACAATAGCGTAACTTACTAATGAAAGTACCCGCGCCTGACGGCTATCATTGGATGAAAGATGGTAAGTCTTATAAAATTATGAAAGATCCTAAAGAAGGGTTTAAGCCTCATAAAGGCGCAAGTAAATCAGTTAATTTTCCAGTTAAAAAGGCACACTAATGGCTAATTTTTTAGATGTAACAAATGAAGTATTGAGAGAAATGAATGAAGTTCCTCTTACTTCTGCCAGCTTTGCATCTGCTAGTGGTATTCAACAACATGTTAAAGACTGTGTTAACAGAGCTTATTTAGATATTGTTAATGAAGAACCTCAGTGGCCTTTTTTAGCCGTAGATGAAAGCGGAAGCAACAGCAATAATATGTATGGTAATGCCTATGTAGAGACTGTAGTGGGTCAACGCTGGTATACACTTAAGCCTTCTTCCACAAGCTTAACAACTGACTATGGTTACATAGACTGGGATAATTTCTTTTTAACAACTAAAGAAGTTGCAGGGGAGTCTGCTCCCTATACAATGAGTAATCTTTCTTATTCTACTATAGAGTCTTGGAAAGATTTTTCTAGGGTTTCAGAAAATCAAGATGAAGCTGACACTCAAAATTATGGAAAGCCTGTTCATGTTTTAAAAAGCCCTGACAACAGAAAGATGGGATTAAGCCCTATTCCAAATAAAGTATATAGGGTTTGGTTTTTTGCTTATACCTTACCAGTAGAGCTTTCTTCTTATGCAGATGAAATCGTTTTTCCTAATACTTATAGATCTGTTCTTTTAGCTAGATCAAGATACTATGTATATCAATTTAAAGAAAACCCACAGATGTCTGCATTCTCATTAGAAGATTATAAAAGAGGTTTAAAACTAATGAAGCTCAATTTAATGGAACCCGCTCCCGGTTACTTTAAAGATGACAGGGTGAGATTTATCTAATGACACAGCCTTTTGGTTTAGCCTCTAAAGGCGGTTTGTATACCAGCATAAGTCAGCTAGAAATGCTGGCACAGCCGGGAATAGCAACCATACTCAGAAACTTTGAGGTAGATTCTAACGGCGGCTACAGAAGAATTAATGGCTTTACTCAGTTTGGAGAAAACAACGCAGTCCGCCCAGAAGCTAGTGAAATAGTACAAGGTGTTTATCCTTATGCAGATGGTGTTGTTGTTTGCGTAGGCGAAAACATTTACTTTTCTATTGATGGTCAAAGTTGGTTACAAATTAATAGAGCTGCCGTTGCTGTGGGTGGTGATAACTATGCAACCTTTACAGGGAGAGCAGTAGCTACACGAACCAATCAAGGTCAAGCTAGCTTTGTACTTTTTGAAGGATCTACGTTTAAATATGGCGAGTTAATTATTGCAG